GCTGTTTTCATGCTTTTAAGAACATCCTTTTGTTTGTTAAACCAATAAGCGCACATACTTTGGGATGGTAATTGACTTATATTTTTCATATAAGTTTCATGTATCTTTTCCCAGCCAGCTATTTTATCTGGATCTGTTTCTTCTTTTCCAGCTGGATATTTACCATCAGATATGTCTGTTCGATCTTGTTCAGTTTCTTCAATCTTTTCTTCAAGAGTTTTGCCTGGCTTATCTTTAGGCGGATTATCTTTAGGTGGATCTTTTTTAACCTTGTAAAGCTCTCCCTTTGCGATAGCAGCTTTTTCTTTAATATCGTCTTGAGCTTGCCTATCTATTTCTGTGTCTGAATAAACATCTCCATGTAGGCCAACTAACTTTAGAATAACTCTGTCTTTGGCTCTTTTTTCAGACATGGCAAAAGGGTAGGCGTTCTTATTGTTAGCTGGTGTAGCTTCACCAAAGCTCCATTCAGTTCGTTGATCCATCCTACCAGTAACTAACATCACTACAGATTTTTGAGCTACGTCAGAATGTATAACTTTAGGTTCGTCAAATGTTACGCCTTTATGCACAGCTATTTTTTCTAAGGCTTTGTGATACATTACCCAAGTACCATGACAATCCCATAAGGTTTCATCCTTGTTCATTTCAAGTTCTTTGCATAATTCTATAACTTTTTTAGGAATATTGGTCTTACTCATCATTCATCTCCGCAACTTGTTTGCCTTTACTCGTTATTAACCAGGACAATTCATAAGATCCTCTGGCGTTCTTTCTTTTCTCGCCTGGTGTAATCAATCCATACTCATTTAGTTCTGTAATCCTTGGTCTTACTGATACAATGTAGCCATCAATGTCATTAACAATTTCAGATCCAGTTTTACCTCTAGTCCATCCAGCGCTTGCTATTGATTTAAGGACTCTCAAGCGCATCTTTTTTACTTTAGGAAGTATGAACTCCAAAGCTAGTTGCTCAGTTTCCCTGGCGTGTTTATGTATGTTGGGTGGTGTTTCTAATATGTCTATCATTTACATAGCTCCTGGAAAAAGAATGGCTAAAAACCAAATTAAAAAATAAAAAAATGCGAATAGACTGATACATCCAATAAGTTCACCTATCCACAGCCAAGGATCTTTCACTTGATCCCCCATAGTGTTTTAGCTTCTTCAATAATAACTGGTGGTTCAGACCAGCAGATATTGGTGAAGTCTGGTTCTATTAATTTAAATAAATGTTTTTTATCTTTAGCTACTTTAAGTAGTTCTTCTGTAGCTTTATGTGACCTGGTTATAGTTTGTACTATATCGGTTAAGTTATCATCTTGCAGCTCTGGCGTGTTGTCCTGGTCAAATATCTTATAGTCTGAAGCGTTAGCATAAACTAAGAAGGGCGGTAGGCCGCCATTACACGCCCAAAAACCAGCCACCTGGTACAAAGCTGCTTGTTCAAAAGGACCAGTTAATGTTTTAGGTAAGCTTGCAGCGGCAAAACCAGACTTAGATGTTTTAGATAACCTGGACCATTTAGTTTTAAGATCTCCACGCCTATTGTAATCTGGCCTGGTATTATGTGGCAGCTCGCATCCAATTAAATTTTTTATATATTCTATCTCGCCAACTATTTGATTATCTTTTTGCATAGCTTCACGAAGTCCAGCCACAGCATTTTTTGTGACCGCTTCAATTTCATCTATGTATTTAATTTTTTTATCTGCATCAGATCCATTATCCCAGGTGCGAGGTTTGAATTTATTATAGGACTGAATGGCCTGGTCTATGGCTACTCCAGGATCTACTTCATCTATGAGTATAGCATCAGTCGCTTCTTGGACTGTACGACCACCACACATAGCAGCGTTATCTTGTCCATTAAGCTTGGAATCAAATTTTTCAATGACAGACCAAGCACGATCTCGAAGATGCTTTTCATTATTAAGATGTTGGTATGTTTCCCAGGCATCAGATACCATTGGTCTAAGGTGAACTTTGTCAAACAAAGCTTTACATTTTAATTTTGATTTTGGGTTAGAGTGCCACAAATAGTGAAATCTACTTGCGAATCTAGGTGTTTCTATAAATGACATAAGCTCTCCTAAATATTATTAAGAGAGCCTACATTAACTTGATTTATTACGTCAAGGGGGTTGATTTAAAATTCTTTTTGAACAACGCCAACTAGTTCTGGTCTAAAGATGCAGCTAATTATAGGGCATCCCCATTTAAGAGATAATCCAGATCGACTTTGGTTTAATTGACCACGAGGTTGTTCTGATTGATCGGTATTAGAGTGGGTATCTGGATTAAAACCAAGTGAATAAGTACCGCCTGGTTCTGGATAAACAACACCAAATTGAGGAAACTCATTGCCTTCAACTAAAACAATACTAAGATTCATATAGCAAGATTCTTCAACCTCGCCTTTATTAATTGGTGCTGAATCGAAATTATACATTCGGCCATTGGCCCATTGTTTATTCTTATTGGTATGCTTTGAAATCACTATTCGTCTATTAGGTTCAGTAGCAAAAGGTAAGAAATAAGCTATTTCTTTTTCAATGGGAGAGGTAGGCGTTACAATTTCATTGTCTAAATAGCCAAATAAAGGCGTAGCTGTCTGAACAAATAATACATCCTGGGCGGTACAGCCTAATATGATTGCATATTCTTCAGCATCTTTAATGTTGAATTGTAAAGCTCCAGATATATGCCTTGATACTGTTTCTGGGCGGATTCCTTTTCTGTCTGCTACATCTTTATTGAGCAAACCAGATCTGCGAATCATTACGTCTAAATTATTGGGCATTTTTAAAGTTTTTTCTATATTCCTATCTTTTTTTAATCTTACTACGTTCATGGTTCTATGTACCTCTATTCTGTTTATCCATACATCTTGTTATTCAAATAGGCGCACATACTACATATTGATTTTCGGTCAACCAACTTGATTCATCTTATAAGAACTATGACTTTTAAAGACACTATTGTCAAATCAATTTAGTGGGTTGACGTTTAAAATCAATCTATGCTACGTCTAAGAACATGACATTAGAAGAATATAGATTACAAAATAGTTTAAGTTACAAGAAATTAGCTGAAAAACTAGGGTTTAAAGAAGCGACTGTAGCTCGGAGATGGTGCTTACCTAAAGACCATAACCAAGCTCTAACGCCCAGCTCAAGGAATTTAAGCTTGATTCTCCAGGTAACAATGGGATCGGTCACGCCAAATGACTTTATCATTCGTAGAAACTGAAGATCAACTTCAAGTGCGAATCGGTCAATGGCTTGATCTGGCTTTACCATTAGGCGCTGTGTGGCATCACTCACCGAATGAGGGAAATCGCCATGTGTCGTACAAAGTCAAACAAAAAAAGATGGGAACTAAGGCTGGTTGGCCAGACATTGAGATATTTTGTCCAGGCGATCAAAGCAAGGTTGGTAACTCAATAGCTATTTTCATTGAGCTGAAAAGACCAAAGGGGGGAAAGCTATCAGATAACCAGGCGTTAATGCGAGATAAGTTAGAGCTGGCTGGATGCTTTTGGCAGCTCTGTAGATCTGTTGACCAGGTAGAAGAATTTTTAGATGGGATAATTAAACTTAGGGGGAGAGTAAAATGATAATAAATAATTTTGAAAAGTGTTATGGATGCGGCGAGCAGCTGCAAAGAAGCTCCAGGCAAAGGGTTAAGCCTTGTCTGTGTCACACTTGCAAAGGCACAGATAAAAGAGTTGGCTTAAATGATGTTGGCGTTTTGTGCAGAGAGCTGAAAAGAAATAGCAAACGTCTAACACCAGAAGAATTACTAGCTGAAGAAGCTGCCTGGAAAGCTCAAGAATTAAATGTAGATCATTTTGATAAGGTGATTAGATGAAACCGCATCAACACGCTGAACAAGCTGCAATCATTTTAAAAGATAGAGCTGAAAAACTTGGTGATTACAAGCCGCTATATAACAACATAGCTGCAAGAGTGAATCTAAGCCTGGCAAATAAGCTTTCACCAGGTAAATCGATTACTGCTGCCGATATTACAAAAATATTAGTGGAAATGAAACTGGCTCGTATTGATTGTGGTAAGCCAGATAGCGATCATGTCTGGGATGCTGCAAATTACTTATTTTTATTTGGGGGGTTGACAGATGAAAAGTGATGACGATATAATTTTTTCTAAGCAAAACCATGTAGCTAAGCTTAGCGCACAACTTAGCACCAATAATAATCCTTTAAAAAAAAATAACAACTTAGCTAACTTAGCTAAGATAAATAACTTAGCTAAGTTAACAGCTAAGAGATCTAATCCAGCTTATTCAGAAGTTGTTAATCGAAGTGCAAAGTTTCCCATTGATGAACTGCAAAGGCGTGTTCTATCTAAGCTAAGAAAAAGATATTCTGAAGAAGCTTATAAAGACCTGGTGATTAACCTGGAGCATATCCCCATATTTGATAAACTTAATTGGTTAAGAGAGATGGATCTCAAACTTAGAAGTGAATACAAATAATGGATATAGCGCAGTTAAATGATTTGTTCTTTGAAGCTGCTGAAACAGAGAAAAAGTTGCCTAGTGCTTATAGAAAGCAGAAGATGGTGAACTGGCCAGATTATGTGACTGAATGGTCTGCTTATGGTTATAGCACAACAGAAACAACCAGGTTAAAAGCTTCACCAGATCAGATTACCAGGTTAGATAAAGCTATAGACCTGGCGTTAACTAAGATGGATGACGAGGATAGAAAGCTTACCTGGGCGGTAGCTCACTCAGCTGCATTTCGTGATCGTGGCCCTA